TTGTTTCATCGCCAGCAAAAATCTTCACGTTTCCTGAAGTGTCCTCACAAGCAAATATTCCTCTAATATAATTTGTACCAGCATTAGAGTAATCATTAAGTGATTTAAATGTTTCATAACCTCTTACAATAGGTTGAACATTTGTTGCAACTGTTAAGCCTTTATTTGCATATTCTGGTTGATCTGGCAACCACTCATTTAATCCTAGTTTTACTGTGTCCATTGTTCACTATTTCCCGATGATGTTTGACTCCATGTTTCTGAAGGTGTTGACGTAACACTTGACCATGTTTCAGTCGTACTAGATGAAACTTGTGTCCATGATTCTTCAACTGGACTTAGTTGTTGTGTCCATGTTTCTACAACAGAACTATCTTCACTCCATTCTTGACCTTGTTTAAATCCTTCAGTTACATCACTAAATAAACTGTTTATTGTACCATTTACATTGACCTCATAACTTGACGTTGAAGTTGACGTAAATGTTGCAGTTTGATTAGCTGAAAAACTAGCTATATATGTTACCGCACCACTTGTCGTAAACAATGACGATTCCGTTCCACTTACTGTTCGTAATAAAGTTGCTGAGCCACTTGTAGTAAAAGCTGAACTTAAAATATCATCAACTAATCTTAGCCTTATGGCTAAACCTGAAACAGTAAACGAATTTGTTGTTGTAGAATCAGCTGTACGTTGACGTAATCCTGAACCAGTAACTGTAAACGTACTTGTCGTTGAGCCGTCAGCAGATTCGCCAATTAAGGCTGTGGCTGTTGCAGTAAAAGTAGATGACGTTGTTAGTGTGCCAAAACGTACAAAAACATTTTCCCAACTCGTAGAATCTAACGAAAAAGGTAATGTGTCTAATCCACCCCAGTTAGCTAGTTGGTCTAAATTTGGATC